CGTGGCGGAGGAACTGGCGACGCTCACGGAGGTGGACCGGCGACTGTGGGCCGAGCAGTTGGCATCCTCACCGATCGATCCGAAGGCAGTCGAGACGCTGCTGAAGGTTCATGATCGGCGCGTCCGGCTCCTCGGAATGGACAAGCCTCAGCGCGTGGAGATCACCGGCGCAGGAGGCGGACCGCTGATGGTAGAGATGGACAATGAGGCACTGCTTGACGAGATCGACCGGCTGAGCGAACGGCTCGCCACGATGTCGTCATCGGAGTCGGCGGCGACATGAGTGTCCGCCGAGCGCCATGAGCGCCGCCCGGACCACTACCGACCGGCCCGAGGGTAATACCGACCGGCTCGAGGGTAATACCGACCCTCGCCACGAGGCCTCCCCTGCGGCCACCTGCCGTGATTCGGCCCCGAATCGGCCCCGGTGGGGCGGGCAGGCACCGGCAGCCGCCCTGTGGCGATCTAGGACCCTCTCGTGACGAGCATCTTCGAGCAGGTGGCAGGCCTGAGCCTCTCCCGGGCCGAACGAGCGGCGCTTCTCGAGGACTTCCCGGCGGTCGCCGCTGCGATGGCACGTCGCGATTGGCTCACGATACGTCGTCCGCAGCAGGTGGAGCCTGATGGACCGTGGACCGTGTGGCTCATCGTCACCGGACGTGGATGGGGAAAGACGCGCACGGCTGCGGAATGGTCAGTGAGGCGCGCTCAGGAGATCGCTGCGCAGACCGGCGCGCCGACACGATGGGCACTCGTCGCTCAGACGTTCACTGACGGACGTGACGTGATGGTAGAAGGCGAGTCGGGCCTGCTGCGATGCATCCCTCCATCGCTCCTGCGGAATGGCAGCATTGATGACTCGTGGAACCGCTCGCTCGGTGAGGTGATGCTCGAGAACGGATCGCTGTTCAAGATCTACACAGCGGAACGTGCTCGGCGTCTGCGTGGTCCGCAGTTTCACGGCGCGTGGGCGGACGAACTCTCGTCGTGGCAGGATGCTCACAAGGGACCGGCACAGGACACGACGTGGAGCAACCTGATGCTCGGATTGCGTCTGCCGCCCGATCCCCGGATCGTCGTGACGACGACGCCCAAGCGAAACGCACTCACGCGTGCCCTGCTCGATGAGGCACTCACGCAGGGCCGAGCGTGCGAGGAGCAGGGATGGTATGAGGAGAATGATCCACTTACCGGCAGAATCGTGCGACATTCCCGACCGATGATGCGTATCACGAGAGGTTCGACCTACGACAATCTCGTGAATCTCGCACCACAGTTCGCCGCTCAGGTTCTCGCACAGTATGAGGGAACGCGGCTTGGCGAGCAGGAACTCTACGGAAAGATGCTGCAGGCCGAGGGAACACTCATTCGTCCCGAGTACTTCAACATCGTCTACGAGAAGCCTTCTCACGGCACGCCGGTGCGGATGTGGGATCTCGCAGCGACCGAGCCGTCTGACACGAATCCGAATCCAGACTGGACTGCGGGATTCCTCGTGGCACAGACACATGACGGATACGTGATCCTTGATGGCGAGCGATTCCGCCGCTCACCGGGCAAGGTCGAGCAACGCATCCTCGAGATCGCTCGAGCAGACGGTCCAGAGATTCCTATCTGGATCGAGCAGGAGGGAGGAGCATCGGGCAAGTCGCTCATCGCTCACTATCAGCGAATGCTCGAGGGAAAGAACCGCGTTCACGGATACCGTCCGTCAGGCGACAAGGTGACGCGTGCGTCAGTCCTGCTCGCCGGTCCAGCAGAACAGGGACGAGTCAGCATCCTGTATGGTCCGTGGACACAGGCGTTTCTGGACGAGTGTGCTGACTTCCCTGATGGCGATCATGACGATCAGATCGACGTTGTGGGAGCAGCGATTGACGTGCTTCAGCAGTCCCGTCCCGCCGACGCGCTCTATGCTCCTGTCTCGGATAGTCAGCCTTCAGCGTGGCGTATGTGATGCGTCCACGGATCGCACGGTAGAATGAGTCCCTATGCCCGATGATGCGTACAGTCCGCAGGATCTCGACCCGTACAAGGAGTACGGAGCCACCGGCCTGCCGCAATCCGGCGGGCAGATTCAGGAGGAGTGGCTGCCGCAACTCACCGGTGATCGCGCTACGAAGGCATACCGGGAGATGCGTGACAATGACGCGACGATCGGCGCGTTCCTGTATGCGATCGAGTCCACGGTCCGGCAGATTCAGTGGGATGTGCGACCGGGCGACACGACGCCGGAAGCACAGGCGGATGCCGAGTTCATCGAGTCTTGCCTTGATGACATGAGTCATACGTGGTCAGACCTCATGGCCGAGGCGCTCTCCATGATGGTGTTCGGATGGTCGTATCACGAGATCGTCTACAAGGTTCGTGGCGGCGACAATCCTGATGATCCGACGCACGACAGCAAGTATGACGACGGACTCATCGGATGGCGGAAGTTCCCGATTCGTGCGCAGGAAACGCTGGACCGCTGGGCACTTGATGAGAATGGCGGAGTGCGCGGCCTGTTCCAGAACCTTCCTTCGGGACAGACGACGTTCGTGCCGATCGAGAAGGCACTCCTGTTCCGCACGACGCAGCACAAGGGCAATCCAGAGGGTCGCTCCATGATGCGGAACGCGTATCGCTCGTGGTTCTTCAAGAAGCGAATCGAGGACATTGAGGCGATCGGCGTAGAGCGCGACCTTGCCGGTCTGCCGATCATCGGTGTGCCACCGGCGCTGTTCAACAGCAGCAACAACGCGACGAGCGAAGCACTCGAGGAGTGGAAGCGGATCGGTCGCAACATCCGTGTGGACGATCAGACCTGCATCGTCTATCCGCTCGCATACACCGACAGCGGTCAGCCAGCCATCAAGATTGAACTGCTGTCCACGAGCGGTTCCCGCCTGTTCGACACGAGCCAGATCATCGACCGATACACGCGCTCGATGCTGATGAGCGTCCTCGCTGACGTGATGCTGCTCGGACACGAGAAGGTCGGCACGCAGGCACTCGCCACCGAGAAGTCGGTCTACTTCATGCGCGGCCTGCAATCGCTCATTGAGTCCGTGGCTCAGACGTTCAATCAGTACGCCATCGTGCGACTGATGCTGCTGAACGGCATGAAGCGGGATGCGTATCCGGAGATCGTTCCCGGCTCGATCGAGCGAACGGACATCGCGGCGCTCACCGGCGCAATCAGCGAACTGTCGAAGGCTGGAATGCCGATCTTCCCGGATCCGGCAGTCGAGGGATACATCCGCACGATCCTCGGCCTGCCGGAAGCAGAGTCGTGGATGGATGGAGTGATGCCCGAGGCGGACGCATCGGCATCGGACGCGATGATCGAGACTCGTGGCGCTGCGCCAACTCAGTAGTCGCCGCATCGCTCTCAATCACGAGGCGCTGTTCGCAGCGGCAGACAAGCGACAGGCGGCAACGCGTCGAGCGATCGTGCGCGCGCTCGACATCGCATACCGTTCTGTGACGAACGCCGAAGCGACGGCAGCGTGGAAGCAGTCTCCTACGGCACTGATGCGTGCGATTGATTGGGATGCTGTCGCTGAAGCGATGGGCGCACAGCCGGGAACCTACGGCATCTACAAGGCTGATACGGCTGCGACGTTGTTCGGACAGACGTATCTGTCGGGAGCGCGTGTTGCCGTGGATGGAATGGAGCAGCAACTCGGGCAGACCATCAGTCTGAATCTGACTGTTCAGCAGTCGATCGACTACGGACAGCAGCGCGCTGGCGCACTCATCAGCGGCATCCAACAGACACAACTGAATGCCGTCCGGGACACGCTGGCGCTCTCGCTCGAGCAAGGAGTGGATGTCGGATCGACCGGCCGCATTCTCCGTGGCAGTGTCGGCCTGTCTCCTCGTCAGGCTACGGCTCTCGCTAACTACGAGCGTGGACTCACTGAGTTGTACACGACCGGACGAACGAGTGTCACGCTCCGTGGTCTCGGACGACCGCTCGCTGACGCGCGCTACTCCCTCGATCGCTTGTCCGAGGCGCGCATCGAGGAGATGGTGGATCGGTATCGTGAGCGCCTCGTCAACTACCGGGCGGAGATGATCGCTCGCACCGAACTAGCGCGCTCAGCGAATCGTGGCGCATACGAGGAGCAGATGGCGCAAGCCAGCGATGGACTGTTCGGCGCTCGCTCAGCGAATCGCATCTGGCTCACGACGCCGGACGACCGGCTGTGCGAGGACTGCGATGCGATGGATGGGCAGACGATCTCGTTCCTTGAGTCATTCGAGTACGACTCCGGCGCTGATGACGAGGAGCCGGGACCCGGCGAGGTGACGGTGATGGACGTGCCGCCACTTCATCCGAACTGTCGGTGTACGACGATTCTCGAGATCACCGATGAGTCGATGATTGAGGCATTCGGCGCGGACGGGGACCTTGAGGATCTTGTGGATCTTCAGGGATTCGATGAAGAGGCATTCGTGGACGAGGCAGTCGCCGCTGAGCCGCCCAGTGCAGACCTGAACGATCAATACAGTCCTGCTGCGTATGAAGGCGAATCGGGCGCAACGAGCATCCTGACGGACGACATTCGCTTCTTTGATGCCGAGCGATCTGGACTGGACTACACGAACGAGACTCCACAGGGCACTCTGTACCGAGGAGCCGCGCACGCTCAGGGATTCGATGGACTGCCCGCAATCGGCACGGCAGATGATCTCGCAGCGGAGATCGCGCGTGGCGGCACAGAGATCTATCGAGGCACGGCACAGGCCGAGCATCTCGTGCAGTTCAAAGAAGGACCGCTCTACGGCGGAACAGGTATGTCCGGTTCCGGCTCGTACTTCAGCACGAATCTTGATGAGGCTGTCATGTACGCCGGTCGCTTCCCGGACATGTCACCGACGACGATGCGAGCCGTACTACGAGCGGATGCTAAGACCATCACGTTCGATGAAGCGTCAGACCTGATGCTGGCGCAACGCACGGCACTTCAGGATTCATTGATGCCAATGAACGATCCACGCTGGGCCACATTGACAGAGGCGGAGCAGGCGGCAGCGATGAAAGATTACTTCCTCGCTGTTCAGAGCCTCAACGATCCCGGTACAGTCGCGGCGATGAACGGATACGACGCTATCGTTCGCATGAATCAGGCTACGAAGGAGGCACACGTGATCGTGCTGAATCGAACCGCGCTGGTGGTAGAGGCATGATGCGCCCGGATCTGAGCAGACTGCTCGGGCGCGTCGTGTTCCATGAGCAGTTTCTGGAACTGCCTGTCAATGACCAGCGGCGCGTGTGGCGAGCGATCCAGCGAATCGACACGCTGAACGACCTGCCTGCGGCTGTGCGGCGGCTGATTGATCCCATCATTCGTGAAGTCAGGAAAGATGCGGCATGACGACGATTCAGGATGGAATCGAGTGGGGCCGAACGCAGATCGGGAAGCCTTACGACTCGACGTGGAACAACCGATTCGGTCCCGACGCCTATGACTGCTCAGGCTTCGTCATCCGAGTGCTCGAGCGCGCCGGAATGCCATCCGGCCTGCTGCCAACGAACAGTGCGGACATGGCGCGCTGGCTGCGCAAGAACGAGCGATACCGACTCACGCGTGCAGAGGCTCGAGCGACCTACGGTTCGCTGATGATCTACGGCGGAGTGAACGGATACGGTCCAGCGGGACACGTTGGCTTCTCACTCGGCAACGGATCCACGCTCGAGGCGGCCAGCAGTAATGGCGTAGATGTCTACTCGTTCGATCGGATACAGTGGTCCGACTACTTCCTTGCGCCGCAAGTGAACTACGGACGACCGGCTCCGCCGCCGA